TAGGGTGCTGCGAGTAACGATGTATTACCATAAAATCCGAAGCACGGTTGACCCACTTACCCCCACCCTCAGAGTCTGCCGCCATAGGTGGAGAAGGGAAGCCCTCGTATATCTGTCCTTTCTTATTTACTCTTCTCAGGGCTTCAGTAACAGCGTGGGTGTTCAACCATACGCTTACGTTGTTCTTAGAGCAAAATTGTCGCATCTGTGAAGCTGCTAGATAGTCATAGTCGTGACCCGTTAATCCTGATAATGCATCCTTATCTTTTGCTAGAGAATTATAAGGATCTATAAGAAAGCCCTGATACGGCCATTCGTCGTAAATCTCCTGCGCTCTTTCTAATAGCGATTTGTAAGTTAATAGTTCGCTAATGTCCATTATCGTAAAAAACTGCTGCAAGTACATTAGGCTAGTTTCAAATGTCGCCATCGACATTTTTTCCAATACCTGACCGTTATAATACTCAAGTAATTTTTTCATAATACTATACGGCTCGTTCTCGCTTGAGTATATCAACCACTTAATACCGTGCTTCATAGATAGCAATAACATTAAGTAAATCGTTAGGCTAGTTTTTCCCGTGTTAGCGTGGCCTAGTATTATGTTAAAGTTTTTGGGCTTGAATCTTAGGAACTGATCAATCGCCTCGTGGCCGAACTTATATCCTTCCTTTACCCTTCCCTCTCGTACTGCTAATAAATCTTCGTGTAATTTGCTGAAATTAATCGTATTCTTCATTGTCGTTCCCCTCGTCTAATAGCTCAAGTCGTCTTAACATCATTTCATACTGCTCACGCATCTCGCTATATTCTAGCTGCAATCGGAAGTAATCCGTTGCTAGTTCTTTGTAAGCCATATCTTTTCGCCAAAGCGACTCTTGCAAAAATATTTCTAAATCTTCCATACCGTAATATAAAAAAAGGTCGGGTTACTTACCCGACCTCTTTAAATTAATTTAGAACGGTAGGTCGTCCTCCTGCTCTCTTGCAGCAGCAGGGGCAGGGGTAGGTTTCTCCTCTTCTGTCTTAGGCTGTATATTAACCCAATCGTTAAAGATCTCAGCCACTTGTAATACCTGAGAGGCTTTTAGATTTAAACCTACTGAAAAATCTACTGCGGCTTTTAGTGCCACCTGACGTACGATTAATTTGTCTTTAGAAGTTCCACCCCCTGAAGGTTTATAAGAGCTATTCCCCCCTGAGTAATTTGCGTTAGGGTTTACCCTCTTAAATCTAGACTTCTCTACGTCATAGGTGTAGGTAAATTCCTCCCCCGATTGCGGTTCCCAAGTCTTTGTTAGGATACTTCCCGACTGCCCATTATCTAAATGGAGTTTGTAAATCTTAAAGTCGTTCCAAGTTGTTTCGAACATTACGTCCTTAATGGTTGCTGTTTTCATATATAGCTAAATTAAATTTCAAAGTATTTTGTTTCTACGTAATTGGCTTCCTCTTGAAAGCCCTGATCGGTTAGCAAATGCCAAACGGAGAGTGCGCCACTATCTTCGACCATTATTTCAATGATCTCTATGGAAAGTCTCATTTGGATTCGCTTTTTTGCTCATTAATATAGTAATCAATACAATCTTGAGTAATGTTACTACTCCATCCTGAATTTAATTCAGTATGTCGGTAAATCCATAAGCGAGTAAGTTCTAGCTCGAGTTCGAGCGCATCAATTCTAGCTTCGTAAAGCTCTAGTAGTTGGTCTTTCATTTGTAATTTTAGTTGGTTAGACAGAGCAATAATATAAAAACTTTAGTAATTCACAAAAAAAAGTGAATAAAAAAGAAAGCCCCACCGAAGTGGGGCAATCCAACCAACTATCTACAAAGGGAACTAACGTAGATATATTTTTACTATTGCAGTATCTTTTGTAAGCGAGCTATCAAATACGAGTTTAACCTCTCCAATATACTTAGGGGAGTCATTAGGCAGGAATCCAAGATCGACCAAACTATCACAAGTAAATTTTGACACCATAATAGAATTATCGAGATCATAACGGTAATTGCACCTAATATGAATTTTAGCAGCTCGATAAGAAACAACATCGAAGCGGTTAAGTTCCGCTTCAATTTCTCTTTTCCACTTATCCTTTTGCTGCTTTCGGTAGGTCCAATGTTTAGACGAGTAAAAAGCATTGAGCGAAGGGACTTTACCAAGCGTAATTTCGATTTCATCAGTCCATTGCATCGAGTAACCTCTCGCTTTTATCAATATCGTACTTGCCTATGAGCTTGTAGATATGTCTACTTATGCTTCTTATGTTTTCCTTTTGCTCGGCTGTTGCCGTAGAGTCGTTAAAATTAGCGTGAATAGAGGTATCAATCGCTAATAATGTGTCTACTATCCCCATTTAGTTAGTTTATCTTAAATAGCTTACTGAAGTAAGCTATTAAACTTAATATTAATAATAATATAATTAAAACTAATATAAGTTTGTATACTCCAAAGGTAGGGGTTTTTTTCTGATATACAACCTGAGGAACAAAAATTTCTTTTTCTATCCTTATCGTATCAGGTAAGCACTCAGCTTCCACAATAATAGTATCGTAGGAGCGTTTTAACTGCACTCTAACACCGTTTCTCTGTAAAGTAATGGTATCTACCCTTTCGAGTACGAAAGTGTCTCTAACAGCCTTTATTTCGGTTATTACTACCGTATCTACTTTTACTGCTTCCTTTTGTACAATAGCGGGATCCTTCGCAATCGCACGCTTCAGGTGATATTTGGCACCACACGACGTCAGCGTTAATGCTCCAACGACGACCCCTAACTTCCACAAGCTTCGCATTCCTCAGGGTTTTCTAAATTACAAGTCGGTTGTTCCTTGTTCTCTAATTCCTTAATAAATTCCTCAAAGTTTGTGTCGCTCATTATTTCATTTTTAGTCGTTCGTTCTCTTTCTCTAGGAAGTCTACCTTCACTCGTAGGCTGTGGACCTCGGCAGTAAGGTCTAAGATCTGACTACGCAGCTCGTCCTTCTCGTTAGCACTATGTGCTAACAGCTCCTCTAAATTTCTTACCCTAGCTTTCAAGTCGTCTCTGTACAATGTAGTGTCGTTGTTTGCAATATCCTCTTTCCGTTCCTCTGCCTTCAATTTCATTCTGTTGGTGTAGAACTGAAAGGCTGCCCCACTACCTAAAGCCGCTACTGCGGTTATTAATACCTGAATCCAAGCTTCCATTATCTTCTCTGTCTATGCATTTGTTCTGCGTTCAATCTCTTAACAACACCCCAAGCAGAGAAGGCGAGGACAAACCAACCCCAATGCGTTGGCGATACAAAGATTGTACCCTTTACAGCGTACATCAAAAAAGTAGAGATGTATGCACTCATACTAAATAACGCAGCACGGACACGGCATTTCAAGTCCTCGTTAGCTACGCAGTATAATTGGAACAAACCAACCCCAATACACACTAGGTTATATATCGGCATCCACCCTATCTCCATTATAGTTACAATAGGAGAAAGTACAGCAAGGCATACCGCTAGAGTTATCTCCGTAGGTTGACTATCGCTGTACAGATAGATATTCTGCAGCTTAGTCATCAATGCCTTTATGCGTTTCACTTCTTTGCGAATTTTTCAAGTCCTGCTATACCGAAGCTACCTAGCGTTACGATCAGGAAGCTGTTGTACACGAAGTCGTTAATCGGTAGCTCACTACCAAAGAACCCTGTAACCACATCAATAACCATAACGATTACCATAATAGCAAACGAGATAAAACCGATTACGGTTTTCTCATTGTATTCATTATTACCTTTAAAGATCTCTAAAAACTTTTTCATCGCATTAAATGTTTAAATTTCTCTGATACTTGGAAGCTCGGACACGCCTTTGCTGCATATTCGTTATGTCCGTGTAGAGTTGCCTCAGGATATTCAACCATTAAACCTCTCAGTAGGTTCTCCATAGATTCTAGCTGCTTTCCGTGTAGCGTATCCTTCGGGGTTTTTCCGTCAGTCTCTACACCACCTACATAGCATACGCCAATACTGATACTATTCTGCCCTTTTGTATGCGCTCCGCTACGCTCAATAGGTCTACCGATACCAATAGTACCGTCCAACTCAATTACATAGTGGTAACCGATGTCCGACCAACCCCGGCCGTCTACGTGCCAATCTCTAATCGTAGCAGTCTTAATGTCCTGCCCCTCACGAGTAGCGGCACAATGCACGATAATCTTAGTAATTTCTCTCATTCCTCAGGTGTTAAGTAAATAGTCCCTATGCCCTGCGCCCAAATACTACCATCGCAACACGATCTGCTGTAAGTATTAGTATCCTTGCAGTAACAAGCTCTACGCCCTCCCCGTGGGGAGGTGCGAGAAGGGATAAAGTTTTTATCTTCGTTATTCATTATTCAAGATCCTCGCTAGGTTCAGGGAAAAACTCAGGGTGTAGGCTCTTGCAAGTCTCCGTCCATTCAGCAATAGCAGAAGATGAACCGAAAGTATGAACGCCCATAGGCGCACACCATACAAGCTGCCCATCCCAAGAGCTGTCTGCTTCCCCATCCCATAGTACATCTATATGGTAGGTAGCAGATAGTATAGGTGCGGTGAGTTCGTTTCCTTCTTCATCGTATGTACCTTCTTGCTCTACCAAGTTACCTAGATGTACGATAGCGTGGCTATGCGTAGGGTTTCCTTCCTCATCGACTCCTAGTGCGTTAATCTTTGTAGTCGCAGCACCCTTGCTGCCGAAAGAGTATTTTCTAAATGTTCTCATTATAGTGTTGTTAAATCTGCTAATTCTTGGTCGGTTAGGGTGCTATTCAAAAACTTAATGTTTCTAATTTTATATCCCTTTCCATCCATATCCATTTGAGTAATATCAAATGCTGTTGGGCGTGTGTAATTGCTACCCTTTTGCACTCCATCGGCAAAAACCTTTAATGTCGTGCCGTCTATCTTTAGAGCAATTTTTATCCTTGTGTTGTCGGGTGTGCTTATTGCGCCACCCGATGAGCCAATAGTCGTAAAGGAATTTTTTCCATCTCTAAACCTTATTTGTTTAGTAGGTGCATCAAACCATAATGTTATTTGCCTAACATTGGAATTGTCTCGCAACGATAAAGAATCTCCAATGATTGCTGAATCAGTTCCAATTCTTTCTATGTCCATAAACCAAACGGCAGTATCATTATCAAATACATTTGAATCACCGCCATCTAAACACGAATCAACCACACGAGTTACACTACTCCCATAGGTAGGGATGTAGGATGTGGCGTAGCTTCCTGCTTCAATTTGCGCTCCATAAGCATACATATAACCTTGAGTATCGGTTGTTGTAAGAGTGCCGTTGTTTTGTGCAAAGTAATAAGCAGCGGTATATGTGGCTGTTGTAGTTTTTGTAATAGCACATCTATACCACCCGTCTCCCATATCAGTCATAACTGCCGTATGACCACTTGCCGTAGTTCCTATCGTACCATTAGTTAGGTTGAAATATGTTACACCATTGTACGATAATGCTATATGGTCAAAAGTTCCTGCTTTAGCAAATATGCTCAATGTCTTTGTGCCTGCCGTGATACCTGCGTAGTTGATATTACTTGCCGTTGTGAATCCACTTTGTTGTATCATCTTATAGGCGTTTTGTACGCCTTCGGGACTATCTATATTATTTGCAGTTCTATCTAATCTATTAGCACTCCAACTATCAAGGTATTCACTATGTGGGAAATCATTAGTCCGTTGTGGCTCTAACAACAAAGCAGGACACGAACTATCCGTATAGTCCAATCTTGGTACATTATCAGTAATACCTCCATATACGGCAGATGTAGTTGTAGTAATCACCTCTTGCGCTATCAGCCCTTGATTCAGTTGGGCATCTTGGATGTAGATGTTACCGCTTGTTGCGGTTAAATCTTCACTTGCGATTGCGGGATAAATCCTCACTTGTGATGCGGTGTCGTTAAAGGTAATAGAACATCTATACCACCCATTGCCAACATCTTCTATTGAAGAGTCTACACAAGCGCTATTAGCAACGGAGATATTTCCGTTTAACAGGTCAAAATATGCCCAAGGGTTGGTTCCGCTTGTTATTGCTAATACCCTTAAAAAATTAACACTCCCTGCCTTTGCATATACACTATATGTTAATACTCCACTTTTGACTATATCCTGATATATCCATCCTCCTGCGCCTGTTATGTCTATTTTCCAAGCATCAGTTCCACCATCTTTGTCAGCTTGGTTTCCTGTATCTGTAGTACTTACATTACTCCAAGTAGTATCAAAAGTATTACTCTGCAAGAGCAAGTTACTTGTCTCCTTCTCTATGTTCCCACTTGCATTAACTCTCGTAGCAGCAGATGAACGAGTAAAAGTAAAATCCCCATCACCGCTTACGGGTTTCTGCGAGTAGACCTTTCCTGCCTTTGTTCCACTTGGTATAAGTACCAAACTTGATTTATCGTATATGCTCATATCTTATTCAGTTAATGCGATACACTCGCTATCAGTTAATGCCGTAGGGAATACTATTGCTTGTTTCAATTCTGCCGCTAATTTGAAGCTACCTTGACCAAAATCGCTTGAGAACTTATTTAACGAATTTGGGTTAGGCATTGTTGCACTTGTGTCCGTCCCAACTAAAGACCCGTTTATAAATAACTTTACTTCGTTTGTTTTATAAGAAACGGCAATTTTATTCATCTGCTTAACATCATACGAAAAAATATTTATCGCAGCTTGTGCTGAACCATTGGCATACAATACCGCACTTAATTGATTTGTCGTTGATGTAAAGCCTATATAAAGATTATTAGCAGCACTTCCATCACTCAATGACAAAAGACTCGTACCCGTGTTACTTGACAAAGCTGCCGTCTCTACAAAAAATACACCCTCTTCAGAATTAACTAGCGATGATATTCCCGTTTTATTAAAGAAATCGTCGGACCTCGTAAACGCAGAACCAGATGTAGGTATATAACTTGTAGCAGAACTTTCTGCTTCAAGTTGTGCGCCCCACGCTTCGACATTA